ATATTTTTTTAAGACCTTAACCAGATTATCTAATTTATACTTTATTAATTTATCTACTTCAATTAACAATCCAGGCATTTATTATTATAATTTATTATTATAATAATAAATTATTCTACCACACTCCCTAACACACATACTTGACAAAATCATGATAAAAATCACTTTCACCCATCCGCATTTGTATTAAAGAATTTTGCTACATAATCAAACATCACATAAATCCATATTAAAATCATTCTGACTATACACACTATCTCTCTTTTCTTTATACTATTAAAAACATCGGTACCAATTTAACCATTTTAGGATCTGTTATTAAATTTCCCTCCTTATCCTTAAACTTCATCTTCATCTCGAATAATATACACACGCTATCATCTCCTTCAATTTATACTCCAACACATATTCAGCATACATAGGAAGCTCATATAATTATCTATATATGTCTTATTCATATTAGTAGTAGGTCCCTGTATAGACTTTATCTCTATATTCTCCAACTTATCCTGTAACATCTCTGAATTATCTGTTTTTCTCTTGAATCTGATATTCTTTCTATCCTAATTTAAATTTATATACAAGTATTTGATTTTGAAATTATCACGCTTTAATGTTATATATTTAATTTCTTCTTTATATATTTCCTCTACATTACATTTATGTTGATGTCTATTAATATTTTTCGTAGTTGAAAGATACTTATTACAATTCTCACATTTATATTTTGTTGTTTTATCTTTACCTTGAATTAAGACAATACTTACCAGTATTTATATGAATATTCAACCCTGATTTTGTAAAATATTTTACAAAATTTATATTCCATTTTATTTTAAAAATTAGTTTTGAGCCAAACACATAAAAATTATGTGTTTCAGATTTATATTTATAAAATATCTAGCAATAGTTTTACGTCAATTTTATTATTAGTTCCAATTCTTTTTTGTAGTGTATTAATCCATAATTTTAATAGGTCTGAATTATCATATCTATTTAATAGTACATATTCATCCCAAGAAGAATTAATAGATGGTATATGAATTTTTGATTCAGATGATAGTAACATTTCTATACAACATAATTCAATTTCATTTAATTCATCATTAATAATATCTGAACAAAATATAGTTTTATATTTTTTACATATTGATTGTACAATATCATCTTTTCTTTTATTTGTACATATTAATATAGGAATATCTAAATCAATTTTATCTATAATATGATTGATATCATCTTCAGTGATTTCATTGTAGTTTGTTTTATGATAAGAAGTATATATCGGTTTAAACCTCATATCACCTAATCTAAAATGAATACTTATATAATCACTATTAATTTTTGTTTTTATCATGTTAGCCTTATTAATAATTTTTTCACTAAAACTGAGATATTTATTTTTTAACTTATAAACTTTAGATGTAAAACTATCTGTTAAGTCTAAACAAGATGACAAATATATCCATGTAAACATACCACCCAATAAAATATATTTTTTATCAAAAATATTTTCTCTATATTCAGAAAATGTAAATATTTTTCTAAAAGGACTACTTATATAGTTTATTTCATCTTTGTTAATAGTTATGTTATCTACTATTTTAATATTAATAAACTGTTTCAACATATTAATATTCCACACATCTGTGATATTTACAGATATATTATTATGTATAGATTTTGGATATTTTTTATTTAAAATTAATGTTCTATTTAATGTATATGCTAACATTATACAAAATTCAAAAACTTGTCTTCTGTTATTCAAACCCATCCCTTCCCTAAATGGACAAAATATATATTTTGTCGATGTTTTGTATGAATTCATAATCTGTTTATATATATATTATTAAAATTATGGTAAAAATGGTTCGACGTAATCGGGATTATAACGACTAAAATGAAAATCCCAAAAATCAGGGCATCCAAACTTAAAACCTTCTGGAATAGGTTTTGCTTTGAACCAAAATAAGCAGTCTTCTAATTTATTGCTACGTGTAGCGTTGTGAATATATAGAGCAGTGTAATCATTTGTAATTTGATCCATAATATCACAAAATTGGGTAAAGTCCGGAATGATACCAGCATAATTTTCCCATAAGGATTTTCTATTTTTAAGATTGGGTTCACGTAAGATGAATGTGCCATCAACATTTGTTCTAATAACTGGCCTAACATCCATACAATACTGTAGAGAAAGAATATACCACATTTTCCAATGACGAGAATTTTTGTAAATACCTTGTTGTAAAGGTTTATTAAAAACAGCAGGAGTATCAGTACAATCATCTAGTAAACAAACAGCCCATGGATTTGGAACGTGATTTTTAGATATTTTTTGACGCTTAATGAAATTTTTCAATTGCTCTTCATCATATTTATTAAAGATAAATGTACTTGGGAACATTCTTTTATAAAATCCATTACTATCTTCAGTTCCACTGAAAACAATACCACAAGGATATATATGTTTTTTCGCATATAATAAAGCAGCAATCAATGTTGATTTTCCTGTACCTGGTTTGCCGATGACAACGTGTTTACAACCACCTTGATCAGGTTTCATATAAGTTTCACTATTAGGTTGGAGAAGTTCTAAATTGAGTTCTTTTATATATAATTTATTGGTACTATTATCTTTACTCATTTTGAAAAATGAGTAGATATGTTTAAATAATAAATATTTTATAATTATAAAAGTGTCATATAAATCCTTTCTAATAACAGTCAGTACAGACATACTTGCTGTTATGATAATTATCATCAAAACTGTAAATTCCTTTTCGAAAACATTCATTTGAATGTAATTCTTTTGGAGGCAAGAAAATGCGTCGAACTTAATGAACTCCTGGAGTTAATTAAGTTCGACGATGGATGAATATAAATCTAAATGTAGATACCGTCAACCTCCTTTAGGTCAACAAGGCTACAATTGTGTTGGTAATATAAGTGTCAATTAGTTAAATGACCTCAATCATACTCTTGTTGGAAACATTATAATTTACGTGATTGTACCGAGAGATGTCTTTCTCATTCAGGATCACCCAGATTGTCTTACTTTTAAACATTCAGAATTGTATTTATTTGGATCAAAAGCAAAGTAATTTTTAGTTGGGATATTACTTTCAGGAGTTTTCATTTTAAATGTTGTAGATTTGATTGATGAGAATATAATTTTTATTGCTCCTAAAAATAATCCTATTAATAAACTAATAGAAAGTAGTAATGAAACTTCAACTTTTTTCTGACCTGATTTTGAAATTTTAATAACGTATGAAGGTTTTGTTATTAATAATATAAGACTTGTTATTAAAAAAGATATTATTATAACTAATATAGATGATATTATTGGATCTTTGACATTTATATTTATTTTCATTTATATTAACTTATATTTATCAAAAAAATATAAGTTATAATTAAAATTCGTCATCTGATTCTACAGAGTGTTTATCTTTTTCTATTTGATCTTTTGATTTGATGTATATAGATATTTTACCCAGGCTTCCAACCGATGATTTGAAAAGGAGAGGTTTTTTAAGTTTAGGATATATTTGCATATTACTAGCTAGACCAGCCATCTTGGTAATACGAGATAATTGTTCTGTATCAAAGTCATCAACATATTCAGTTGCTTTTGACTCGTCATTATGATCATCATCATCGTCAGAATCACTCATTTCTCCAAATTCAACGTTACGTTTCATAACACCACCTGCGTTACAAATGAATTTAATATGAAAATTTTTGGAAGTAACCCTAATCATATTACCAATATGAGACATATCTTTACACATCTTTTGATATTCAGAACTAGGAACAATGACTGGTTTGTCATATCCTGTTGGGACTTCAATAGAAATATTTTGTTTTTCCTGTATTTTAATAAAAGAGGTTGTGATTCTATTATTTTCTTTTGGAATAACTTTAATACCAAGATCGTTAGGAAATTTATCATCGATAAATAGTTGTAAAGAATCTTTTTTCTTAATAGATTTGAGCATTCTATGAAAATGGCTTAAGTTAACACCCAAAAATTTCTTTTCTTTTAATTTAAACTTGTATAAACTAAAATTTTCACTTTCTAAATAAAGTTTAATTAAAATTGTTTCGTGATGATCCATCATAGATAACTTTATACCATCTTTATCCAATTCAAAACACGCTGTTTTAATATTATTTTGTAAGAGTTCAGCAAGTATCTTGATAGTATACGCACAATGTGTCTTTGCTTTGAAAATGACTGTCATTTATAGTTTACATAAGAAACTTTAAATTGTTTATTACATATGTTCTAATCTTAATATATAGAATTAATTTTTATACATCAAATTGTAAATGGAAAAAATACACCGTGTAAAAGCTGTCTATATACATAATTCAAAACAGTTGTACAAAGTACTGGTGTACGCAAAATACATAAAAGGTTCTATTTATATACCTATTGAATTCTTTAGTGCTGATTATGTAAATAAAATATGGAAAATAGAATGGGATACTTTAGATTATTTACCATACAAAATTGGTAAATATTTACAGTATGTTCACTACGATTCAATTAAAATTTAATAATATTTTTAATAAAATAGTTTCTTACACTGGAACGGTATATGATGATTATGTAGAAGGTGTTCAGAATTCTTTAGACTACGAAGAAAAAGTAGAAAAAGAATTAAAAATGTCTGAAGATGGTATTAATAAAAGTTTCTCCTGAAAATATGAATTTATTTATATTCATATTTTTATTAAAGAATAAAAAGAATAAAAATATGAATTTATTTATAAACATAAAATGGTCACTGTCAATGGAAACAAAATTAAAGTGTATACTCTTGACGACTTGAATACTTTTAAATATAGATTAGCCAATAAGTTAAAAACATTACCAATATATCTGTATTTTCCTGATGGAATTTCATATGAAGATATAATACAAAAAGATAAAAATATTAAAGTTGAAGATATTTTGTCCCAAATAATAGAATCATCTAAAGAAAACAAAGATATTAAAATTCTGATTGATAATATGAAAGAAAAATTCGGTCTAAAATACAACATTAAAGAAAAAGTTTTACCACTTTGGGTTGCTTACAACAAAAAAATAGTTAGTGATTATTCTGCTATGGGAAACAGTGCTTTAGATATACTATCTAAACAGTTAATCGAATTAAAGGTAATTAAATCTAGAACACAACTTGTTAATATTGCCAAAGACATAGATTTTACTAAAAAATCTTTTGAAACTGATTTATACTTAAAAAAAGATAAAGTTAAAGAATATTTGAAAATATTTAAAGAATATGAGAATATAGAAGAATCATTACTTTATACAGATTTTAGAACTGAATACATACAATTTATCCTTATTCTTAACATCAATAATATATCAATCCTAGAAATTTTTAATAATATTAAGTTAAATGAGACAACTCCTTTTGCTACAGTTAAAGATTTTTATAAAATACTTAAAGATTTTATACCACCTGAAGAATGGACGGAAACACGTCACGATGAAATAATATTAAAAGTTAATCAAAAACAATTACTAATAAATAAGAATAAACATACTGATTATATAGATACAATTTTAAGAAATACAGATGATGGTAAATTGTCATCTAAGATTACTATAAATACATCCAAAGATAACTTATCTCGTGATGGTTTTATAGAAAGATCATTAAAAGTGATGTCTCCAAAAGATAAAAAAATAAAAGTTGAAAAGATTGAAGAAAGTAAAATTGCTGGTGTTTTTTATTATCCAGCAGAAACACTTGATAAATATGTTTTTTCTGATTTAGTTATGAATGATGATCTATATAGTATGTTAATATCAATAGACGATCACGAAAAAGCAACAAAGAAAAAATCAGGAATATATATTCACTTTGAACATCCTAGTACAGGACATATTACAGCAACAGTTACAGAAAAGAGGTATATTAAAGGGGATAAAACTTTAAAAGAAGAGGATATTGATTTATTCGAAAGTTTTAAATCCTATATACGAGTCAGAGTTTCAAAAGCGGATAATTTAGAATCTATAGAAAAATTTCAAGAAATTTTTGGAAAATTAATGAGTCTTTATGATGTTAAATATAATAGCATCGTAAAAGAATACAGACAATATATACCTGATTTTGGCGGTATAGAAGTAGATGAAAAAGATGAAGATGAAGATAATGTTAACAATATTTTTAATATAGCACCAGATATTTTCAAAGTAACAGGATATTCAACTATTTGCGGTCCATCTAGACAACCAAATATAATATCAGAACAGGAGGCATTAAAAACAGATAAAAAGGTAATGAAATTTCCTCGTGATATAACCGAAGATGAAAATATGATTAAATTTCCTACTGATGGTCAAGACCAAAACTATTATGTATGTAACAATAAAGACTATCAATACCCAGGATTACAACTTAACAACAATAAAAATTCTGATATGTATCCCTATGTGCCATGCTGTTTTGAGCGTGATCAAACAAATAAACCTAAATATCTCCATTATTATGAAGGTAAAGAAAAACAAGAAAATAAAAACAAAGGAGAAACATTTCTCATTACTAATAAATTTTTAACTAATAAACAGAAAGGAACCTTACCCCCTAATTTAGAAAGTCTATTCGTAATAACAAATCCTAGTGATAAATTTCAACAAGTTAGAAAAGGTGTACTACAAACAGACGGAAAGTATAAAAAGAGAAACGAACATAGTTTCTTGGCTTGTGTTATGGAAGCATTGGATGACGAAACAAGTATTACAAAAATATCAGACCCTGATGAAAGAGAAGCTGTTCTCATCGATGTTAGAACTAAATTGGCGACTAAAGAATTAGCCCCATTATGTAAACAAGAAATGTATGATTACACCATAGATCAAAT